TTTGTATCTGATCAAGAATAGTCGTCTCAATTCTTGAGGCAGAGAGTAATTCAACACAAACCTTGTAAAGTTTTGGCTTGAAGATGGACTCCAATGGTCTAATCCTTGACCACCATTGAAATTTTTAAAATATTCTTTCATTTGTTTTCCCTTTCGTTTTCCACATAGATACAGGTAAAATAACTTCTTGTCAAACCTTTTATATGCTATATATACAACCTATTAGTATAACAAATAGGAGAAAAATGACACTAGCTGAATGGCGAAAGAAACAAGGTATATCTCATTATACGCTTGGAACTATGCTTGGAATAAGATCAATAAACCCTGCCACTAATAGTCAGAGGTATTGTTTGGAGTCAAAAGAAAAAAGATTTCCCAAACCAAAAATGGTAAAGAAGATATTAGAGGTCACAAAAAAAGAAGTGAATCTTGATGATCTTTATAAAGCGTGGTGGAAGTATGAAGAAAGTAAATAAGTTTAAGTACAAAAGAGTAAGATTGTATTGGCAAGATATTGTATCAAACCCAGAGTGGCTTACGCTATCTAAAGCAAAGGACCAGGTATATTCTTGGTGTGAAGATACAGGTTATCTATTACATAAAGATCAAAAGAAAGTAATTATATTTGCCTCGCATAGCTTTGATGATGATGGCGAACTAACAGTTGGCAACACCACAGTTTATCCACGATCTGTTGTTAAAAAAATAGAAGTTTTAAAATGACACATTCTAAAATGTTTGAAGAGATAGGTTGTCCTGATGAACTTAAAAAATGTAAAGCTGAATTGAAACGACAAAAAAAATTTATAGAAAAACAATCTGATATAATACTTGCTTTGGAAAAAGAAATAGAACTAAAGGATAATATAATTTTAGTATTAAAAAATAAATAATGGCACGTTGGACCTACGCATTTAGTAATGGAAGCTACAACGATTGGCATAGGAAATATGACGATATTGCCATGATTGATATTGATAGTATTGAATGTTGTCCACACTGCTACGAACCACTTGCTATATTAGAGACTTGTTATGACAAAGGACAGATTTATAAAGCTACAACCCTTGCAAACATAGTCGCTAGTCGCCTAAATATACCCTGTTTTTTAGTGTTCTATAAAAATCTGACACCTGATACCCTAACCTTTAGGATCAAGCGTATAACAAGCTCTCAGACAGAATTTGAGGTCATGAACGAGCAACAATGGGTGTCAATCTTGCTAGACCTACAAGCTAATCATAAGAAAGTGTGTAAACATGGTAGAATTTAAAAGGTATTGGAATATGCCTACCCATAAAACATTTAGTATAAAACCATTTAAAGAATTGATAGACCATGAATTAAATAAAGATTATGTAGATCCTTTTCCATATCCATATAAGATAGATGCCATTAAATATCTTAAAACAATAGATGATTTATCTGTAAAAGATTTAGTTTTTGATCCACCTTATTCACAAAGACAATTAAAAGAAATGTATTCTAGTAATGGTTTAGCTTTTAACCACCCAATGAATAATAGTTATTGGTCTAATTGTAGAAAGGAAATATCAAGAATTATATACGACACGCTACTTTGGAAAAAGACACGCAACTTTCACGACCCACTATCAAGCGTTGTTTAGATACTTTAGAGAAGATGAATGTAATAAAAACTATAAGAGGTAAATCTGGAAAGACCTATGTTATAAATGATAAGTTTTTAAAGGAAGAAAAAGCTATGATAGTAAATAATGAGCTATCTAATGTAAATAAAAGAGCTATATTAGAAGAAGAATCATATCAATATAATACCATTGATAAAATTATAAGTAGTAATAGAGGTAATCTTGATAATATATTAGACAATCTCGCTACCCTTCCTGCCGATACCTTGAAAATGGATAAGAACAATGTCTATTATTGTAAACTAGCCATTCAGAGAAAAGAGGAACTAGCTCGTCAAAAAAATCTAGTAGATCCAAGAATAATACAAAGGGAACTGAGTAAGATTACAAAGGAAAAGAACTTCGCCTATAAAAGAAAGAAAGAATATAATATTAAAAATGGAATTAAACCTTGGGAAAAATAAAGATTAGATGTGAAGCTATTGCTAAGCACTCAGGGAAAAGGTGCAAATGTCTTGGTAGATTTATACCTACTTCAAGAAGAATGTTATGTCCTTATCATAAAGGGGGTAAGTCGTGGGATAATAAAACCAGGAAGTATAAAGGGTTATACAAGAATGATAATATCAATATACAAAACAAGATTAATATATTAAAAAACTTAAAGAACTTTAAACATAAAACAGATGACGAAATCAAAGAGTATATCCTCCAAGAAAAAGAACGAGCTAAGTCTCAACGATACAGAACAAAATACTATTCTCGCCACTATTTACGATGGAGGAATACCTCATATCGTAATCAAAGACACCTTAAAGATCAGCTTGATGTCTTTTTACAAATACTTGGATCTAAATCCAAAGTTTAAAGAGGAGTTTTTGAAAGCTCAAGAGGTAGGTATCAAGACACTTGTTGAAAAGATGTTAGCTATCTTTCAATCTGATACTACTGAAATGTCTAATGAAGAACTCTTATTTTTAAGAGAGAAACAAAACTATATTAAATGGTTAGCACCAAGAATCAGTAGTTTATTTACAGAGAAACAAAAGATCGATGTCAAAAGTGATTCAGTAGTTAAAATTTCTTGGGAAGATAATCAGGATAATTTGATTGATGTATCAGGGGATATAACAGACATACCCCCTGATAATAAAGATTAGGTACTTCTTTTAATCATTACATCAATGGCTATGTTGTGTAATAATTCATCTTTAAATTCTGTAATAGCTTTTTTTAATTTGTTATGATCTTTAATGTGTTGTAAATCGTGTATGCGATCAGCAACATAAAAGATACATATTCTATCATCAGGTTTGTATTCTTTTTGTTTCTTTTTCACAGCTTTCCCTCCTCTATAATAGCAGTTTTAAATTCTTTTAATTCTTTTAATTCTGCATTTTTTTTAGCTTCTTTTTTATCCTCTAACCAATCGTTTATTTCTTCCTTATTATCTTCATAATAAGACAATAAGATTTTCTTTTTCATACCATATAATAGATCACCACATTGTCCATACTCTGATTTACCATTACAATAATACAACCATGTCGCAGCACCCTCTACCCAATAGATAGATCCTTGACACTTACCATTTTTATCTGTTCCAAAATAAAGATTATCTGTTTGTGAACCATCTCTTAAATCATCTTCACAATAATCTCTAACAGCTTGTATCTTTTGTTCTTTGTTCATAGCTTTCCCTTTGTTGTTTTTGTTTATAGTTTCTTATGATTGTCTTTGCCATAACTCCATTGGCACTCATAAGATTTAAGAAAGTTAATCTTGCTAACTCCCTTAAATTTTGTTGTGTTAATTGTTTATTCATCTAAAATATTATAGCTCCAAGAATAAACCCTACTAAAAATATGATCCATTCAGGTCTATATTGTAGCTCTAATTGTTGCCATTCGTGTTTAGTTTTACCTAGTATTATCATTGGTCCTCGCTTTCTATTTTTATATTTTCACTTCCACAACTTACACAAACTTCGGTCATCATTGCTAAATCGTGCCAACTATAACTTTTATCTGGGTTTTCTTGAAACTCTTTAAAAAGAGTACCCTCATCACATCCACAATCTAAACACTTCATATCGCACCCCCTTTCAATTCAATTATTAATTGTTCTATTTGTGGTCCATGTTTTAAACCTAGATATATTATATAGAACATAGCCAGAAATAAAACATAATCCAAAAAGTTAAGTATATTTTTAATCATTATGCGACCTCTTCTAATTGATTTCTATAATCTGATACTATCTGTTCACCAATTATATAAACATACATATTAACAACCTTTTCTGGATCACTAAAATCAGTGTTGACCTCACCAAAATTGTCATTCTCGTATTGTTTAATTAAATCTATTATATTAAATACTTGATCGCCTAACCATTTTTTAGCTTCATAAGTACCGATAATATAATAATCTGAATTAAAACAATGATGATGTAAGTCATCTATATTGTCAGTAATCCATTCTTTATTTTGCTCTTCAATCCAATCTTCAAAATGAGATTTGATTTCATCATATTTATATTGTGTCATTGTTTCCTCTTTCATTTGTTGAGTGGTTAAGACTAATAAGCTCGGCTTGAATTCTGAACCCAGTGACCAATGCCAACGAATATTTTTTCTTAACCACAAATAACCATTTAGTATAATTAATTATTATTGTCAATCCTAAAAGTATATTTTTTTTATGTGTGATATTTATGCAACACTTGTAGTTTAGAATAATTCTAAAGTAATTTAATTAAAAATAATACTTGCATATATATAAATTGGATATATAAAGAGATTAAACAAATAAACAAAGAGGTATAAAATGATAATAACAAGACCACATAAAAACATCATTAGAATTTTACTAGATGATGTTAAGGAAAAAACAAAAGCATATAAATACTTAATTGGTGAAGGTTGTGTTAAGACTAAATATGTCGAGCCATTTTTAGTAGCAGCTCCAGAGTATCTTGGTCAATTAAAAAATGAGGTATCAAATGATTAAAAAAATAAACTTAATGTATAGACGATTAATGTTTAAATATTCAAAACAAGACATGAAAGCTATATTAAAATACGATCCATTAGATATATTAAATTAATAATAAACAATTAAACCCACTGATGATTAATTTTATTGGTGGGTTTTTTTTGTGCGATCCTGGAATAAAGGACCTAGAAATATAATTGTTATTAAACTTGCTATTCTAATATATATCGCAGCTGCGATTATTTCCCATAAAATATCGGTCAATAATACTGACCAATCTATTTCCGATAATTAATAGTTATAGGAATTTCTATTGATAAGCATAAGTTATCATTAGTAATATTGTACAGCTTAACCTACTTTTTTGATTTGCTTGACCCCCCTATACCCCCAGATTGCACCGCAGTTTATTATATATATATACATGGGACTCGAGGACTCCCTTACACACACCCACATCTTCATCTTGCCAGACCACCAATAATAAACTAGATATAGTATATGAAGCCTTTTGACCTAGAAGATATAGAATCAGTTGCTTATGTTGATAAAGATAACAATGATGTTATTATAAAGTTTGTTGGTTTTCCAACAGAAGTAGCTTCGCAGCTATTTATTACTTATGCTATGTTTTGTATTGGCTTTGATTTTGAACCTGTAGATAGTATGCCTAGTACAAAGATACACTAGATATGGATATTAAAATACCCTACACACCAAGAAAGCATCAAGCATACCTACATAAAAAAATATCAGAAAACAGATGGAATGTATTGGTTTGTCATAGAAGGTTTGGCAAAACAGTTTGCATGATCAATCATTTAATTAGGTCAGCATTGTTGTCCAAAAATAAGAACCCTAGGTATGCCTATATAGCACCCACCTTTAAACAAGCGAAAAGTATTGCTTGGGATTATATGAAACAGTTTACAGCAAAGATACCTTATACAAAATTTAACGAAACAGAACTAAGAGTTGATCTACCCAATGGCAGCAGAATAACATTACTAGGTTCAGAAAACTCAGATGGCTTGAGAGGTATATACCTTGATGGTTGTGTGATTGATGAGTACGCAAATGTAAACGAAAGATTGTTTCCAGAAATAATTAGACCTGCACTATCAGATAGAAAAGGTTATTGCGTGTTTATTGGTACACCACAAGGCATGAACAATAATTTCTATGAACTATATCAACATGCACAAGGAGCTGATGATTGGTTCAACTACAAGGCAAAAGCTAGTCAAACAAAAATAGTAGATGATGAAGAATTACAAAAGGCAAAAGAGGTTATGGGTGAAAAGAAGTATCTGCAAGAGTTTGAATGTGATTGGATAGCAAACATAGAAGGTTCAGTATATTCAGATGTCTTGGCAAAGATGGAAGATAAAAAGCAACTAACTAGAGTGCCATATGACCCAAGTCTACCTGTGTCTACAAGTTGGGATCTAGGTGTATCAGATCATAGTGCTATAATATTCTTTCAGCAGTTAGGCAGATCAGTAAACATTATTGATTATCACGAAGAACGAGGTCAAGGCTTACCACACTATGTGCAGATTATAAAAGATAAAGATTATGTTTACAAAGATCATTTTGCACCACACGACATAGAAGTTACAGATTT